CGGGCTAGTCGGGCTTTATCGGGCGACGCCAACGAATAGTCAAGATTAACTGTAGTGCGGGGGTTTGGTCTAGTGGAAAGACACGGAATGGTGGCTAGAGTTCCGAGATCGTGGGTTCAAATCCCGCAACCTCCACCTTTTTAGACTGCAATCTATAGGGCGGGTCATGGCGACAGCAAAGACAGGCAGTTTTTACCTCACCGAGACTGTAAGATGTACCCAAGCAGCAGCAGACGGATCAAGATTTCAGGGAACCATTGACTTAGGATAGCCTACGTTAACGTTCCCACCGGGCAGGCAATCGCCATCGAATCCTGCGATTTCATCTACCAGAACGGCACAAATCACGACGGAAATGTAGAGGGAATGCTTGCAGCCAACGGCACAATTACTGCTCAATTGGTCGATTTGAACCCCGGAACAGTATTTGTTCGAGCAGATAATCACAGTCTTGTTGCATCTGGATCTCTGAACATCGACATCGCCAATAACATCGCATCTCACACCAACGATCTTTATCCGGATAATTTCGGCAGTGCCTCTTTATCCGAGAGTTTTATGGTTGTTTCAGATTCTATGTTCTTGGTCTGCGGTAATGACGGCGCTGCAATCGGCGGTGCAACTGTCGATGTCACCGCACGCATTCGCTGCCGTGTAGTCAAGTTAGGATCCAAGGATTGGATGGCCCTGGCGATCCAGAGTACCGCTAGTGAGTCGTGAGGGGATTAAATGCCCCGATACTGTCCTCGATGCGGTGAAACCCTACACACCGACGGCACGACGAAGGGCGAAACCAGAATCACCGCTAGAAAAGCATACGAGCCCTCGGGCAAGAAGAAGCGCGGACCGTCTGCTTACAACATCAAATATGCAGCTGCTTACAAGCGCCTGAAGAAGAAGCACCCACGGTCGAGTTTCGCAGCTCTAGCTAAGAAGGCTCACAAAGAGGTGAAGAAGTAATGACACTCGAAGGACCGCGCATACTCGACAAAGGATTCTCTGGCGGAGTCATTACCAATACAACTCCACCCGCTACACCCGGTGCTGATGCCAGCGGCGGAATAAAGAAACTATCAGACAATGTATTTGCGATGCGGTCATATTACGATCTCTCGGGCTACACTCTTGATGACCTTACGGCTTTCTTTGCTGGGGTGACCATCCAAGAACAGTTCACACCACATGGAACAATAACGGGTTTCATTGTCGACATGATCACAACTCATCAACTATCTTCAGCGGATATCATCAATGCACACTTTGCCGCTGCAACTCTCGATCTCCCCGGCTTCAATCTTTCAACCTTCGATATGAATCAAGTAATCTATGCTCGAACAAGAACATTCAACACTTCAGCCGAATGGGCACAGATATCTGAATATGGCAGGACCCAGTGGGGGACTTGCAGCGCATCGACTTCAGAGAAGGTCTATCTCACAAGAATTATCTATACCGACCTAGCACTTCCACCGGCTGCCACCCTCACCATTCCACCATGCAACTATGTTACTTCCATAGTAGTAGGGCGTGAACCTGATCTAACTTTCATGATGAGACAAAGACGCTCTTACGAATTGGCGACAGGTCTTGATGATTCATGAAGTTGTTCGGTACTAGGTGGCAACGAGTCCAAACCTATGGCGTGGTCGGCGCGTGGCTCAATGAGGCTTATTTTGATGATGATAAGTTTACGTTTGAGGACATCGACGAGACAATGTATGCTGCCGGAGTGCTCGGGCTAATCTGGTCACCTCAAATTGCTATGGCAATCCCCGCATTCGCAGTTGTCGCTACTCCTCTGGCCATTGTCGAGGGAGCAGCCTTGGCAGGGCTGGCCGTTTCGTTTGCTATCGGTGGTGCTGAAGGTGCTGAAACCTACATCGATTATATTGATCCGAGGAATTATCCGGAACTCATATCTGAACCCGGAAAGCAGGAGGCATTGATTCAGGCTTCAGACATCACACTTTCAATTATCAATCCTCTTTACATCCCTCAGAAGATGTTAGCAGAATGGATTGTGGAGGATCTCCCTTGGGGAGAGGTCTTCAAGAATCGTTGGTTGGGTCGTCCCGTTCTGCCTTTTTAATCTTCGTAAGGATTCTCGCCAGCCTCAATCTTGCGTGTGAATGAGGCATAAGCAGACTCAGCATCGAGCGCGGCCCTGAAGTCTGGACTGCCCGAGTTCTCAAGAACTGCTATCTGTCTCTTCAGAGCTAAGACTCGGTTCTGCTCAACTGTCAACTTATCGAAGAGGTCGGAGTGAGTCTCGATAAGGAGCCGTAGAGCACGACTGACGTTCTCCTTAGAGTCCTGTAAATTCTTCAGCCACGAATAGGCCTTGCTTTGGAATGGTATTCTGAATTCAAAGCGGGCGGAGTTCATCAGAATATCCCCAAAAACTTCTTTCTCTTTTGGAAGTATGAATAAGCCTCTGTGAAACACCTCGAAGAACAATAGTATTCTGAATCGTTTTCGTGTTCCGGGTGAAAGGCTACTATTCGATATCCAATGCCATCAAGATCATTATCGCACATATTGCATATCATAGGTTCATCTCTGTGTACTTCAGAAGCCGCTCTAAGGCATCTGCTATTCGTTCTAGTTGCGTGGCTATCTTCTGGGTCTCGTAGAGTTCTTTTACGGCGTCCATGCACCTACGAAACCCTTCGGATATATCAAATCGTCCGTACGGTGGCTATTTTTCTGAGCAGATATCCCCTGCTACTTCATAGGCAAAGCCCCTTTGCGCTACGTTGGCGCAGGCGGAACGCAGAGACGGGCTAGTCGGGCTTTATCGGGCGACGCCAACGAATAGTCAAGATTAACTGTAGTGCGGGGGTTTGGTCTAGTGGAAAGACACGGAATGGTGGCTAGAGTT